TACCCACTCCTGTATATGTCATAACAATTTCTCCATATATAACAACATCTCCCTGTGAAGGAGATCCGCTAGGTGATAATAATTTATTAAATGAAGCACCATTGTCAAGATTAAGAGAATTATCAGATGTTAAGAAATACACAGCTCCTTGATTACCAGCAGATGGTAAAGAAGAAACCGTCTGAAAAAATCTATATCCTGCTGCTGTATTAGCATTAGTATTATCTAAAAGACCATTAATTATTCCTTGACAAGCCGTAAGATTATTATTTAGGTTTACTGATGTAACTTGTCCACTAGTTGCATATGGAGTTATGCCTGTACATAAAGATGCAAATGCCATATTACATCCACTAAATATTAATCCTATTAATACAAATATTTTTTTCATATCAATTCCTTTCACGTTCCCAAGGCAATTTATTTGCGTATATACTTATTTTTTGTAAATCCATAATGTCATTTAATGTATCTAATTCTAATTTCACTTGAATTTTCCAAAATTTTCCATACGAAGTTAACTGATTTACTTGGTAATCAATTCCAGCTGAAGCTAGAGTAAATGGTAAATTTACAGGTAATGTTATAGCTTTTCCTTCCAATCCAACTGAGGCTGCTGATTGCCAACCTGAACCATCTAAATTTAAATATAATGTTGCATTATAATTTCCTGTAGGACCAAACTCTGTCAATATGTTGTCTACTGTCTTAGGATCTTCTGGATCATCAAAATCAAATATCTTAGTCTCATATACTGAATCAATAGCCACTGTAGGCATTGATGCAGCTGGAACAACCGTACCAATATCTCCTACATTACCTGTAAAACATTGAACAATTCTTCCATCATTAGCATCTATATAATAAAGATTGTTATTATAAACTACCCATTCCGCTGGATACCACCCTGTTATCTCATACCAAGATTGAGATATAAAATCATAAACTAGAACTAAATTATTTACTGTTGAATTCTGTATAGGTATTGCCAAGATATACTTATTGTTATAATAAACTGCTGCTGCTAATTGAACTTCATTTGTATTTAATGTTTGTCCATCTACATTTGTGCCATCGAAAATATCTTGAATTGGTTGACTAATTAAGTTAACAAAAGTTTTGTCAAATTGACTCCTAATAACACTTCTAACCGCATAAGGTGGTCCTGATAAGAACCATTGATCGTTTCCAAGACTAACTACTGATCTAGGTGAATAAGTTCCTGTATCTTGAGTCAAAGGTGTTAATGTCCATGTGCATATTGGTTGTGGCGTACAGGTTGTATTACCATTTGATACTATGTTTAGATCATATATTGATCGAGACTTATAAATTATTTCATCACCAGTTCTATACGGTTGAATTTTCTCTATCGGTTGACCATCACCTACACTTACATTGACGATTTGATTACCTACAAACACAGTAGGTTGATTATTATTTGATACATATAGATATTGAGGATTCGCTGGATTTCCTCCTAAGAATAAATAACCTGCTGTAAAAGCCCCTGTAGTAACTGTAGGAGGAGAAGTTGGTCCAGGATAAGTTCCAACGAATCCAACAGTCAAGATTGCACCATTAGTGAATGATGAATTGCTTGTAAATGGTATTGATGAAAGAGTATTAGTTGCAACAATTATTGTATTCTGTAATTCAGTAGAAACATTTAGACTTGCAGATGTATTATTAGTTGTCGTACCTAATGTGAATCCTGCGCCAGCGGTTACAGTAGGATTAGAAGCCGTTGCAGTTCCCATCAATACTCCAACCGCATTCGTATATTGATTCTGAGATGTATAACTTCCTACAAGAGTTGTACCAGTTAATCCAGTTGAAATACTTGAGTTATCATAAGTGGGGATATTGGTATATCCTTGGGCATAATAAGCACTTGCATTCATTACATAAGACGTTGCTCCTGGAGAAGGAAAATTCACTGTTAATGAAGTAGTTGTTTGAGCTGTTGGGAATGGTGATGTCCATATAGAATAATAATTAGAACCAGAAGAACCAGATTGTCTCTCTGTCCATGTACCAACTCCTGTAATAGAGCTAGGTGTTGCTCCTGTACTTACTATAGACAAGACTTCAACTTCTTCATTATTACTTGTTGAGAATGAAATAGATCCCGTTAATACGCCACCACCTGTTCCATATTTGGCTGTAGTAGCAATATCAAATTGGATTGAACCAGATAAATTCAATGGAGCACTTGGAGTCCATGTAGATCCATCCCACCAAGCAGTATTATCTGAACCATCTATCATAAACAGTAAATTATTTGCTTGTACAAACTCAACTGTCTTTCCAGAAGTAATATTATTACTACCATTAATCTTAGTCCATCCTACACTATTTGATAGTGACGATATAACTTGAGGAGCAGATGCTGCAATTAAATAAGGAACTTCTGTAGATCCATTCTGGAAATAATAAGTTCCTATTCCTCCGAATGCAACTGTAGGAGTTGATGTAGTAGCAGTATCAACATTGAACAATGCTTGTCCAAGTCTGGTAGTCAATTGACCTTTAGTATTGATTTCCATATTCTGTATTAATGGACTCTGAATATTAGTCAATTGATCTGGATAATTCTTAGATACTTGACCACCAGAATAATCAACTACTCTTACTTTTAGAAGCGTTGCTATCTGAGAAAGAACTGGCCTCACCATTATGAGGCTTACAAATAATAAGATTAGAATGCTGACTCTAAATACATTTTTCATCAAAACCTATGTGTCTGACTGGTTTGTGGCACGAATTTATTCTGAAAGTCCGGTCCTAATTTTGTCATTTCATTCTTAATCTGTTGTCCTAATAATTCTGTAGCTTTACTCCATACAATCTGAGCACGATCTACTGTTTCTTTTTCTTCCATATAAGCCCAACCTAAAGCATATAAATGAAGAAAATCAGCAATCTCAGCAAAAGGATAATCATAAGCATTAGTCATTTTCTTAATACGGCGTTTATAATAACCACCATAAGTAAATACTCCATCTGGAATTAACCCGAGATATAAAACTGGATAACGACTTTCACGATCTACAGGTGCAATTGTTCCTAATACATTTGGTGTACTTGATTGATCTGCCAATGTAATATATCCAACAGTATCTCCTGATTTAGTAATTCGTGTAATCCCATAAAAAGTTGTGTTAGTAGGATCTACAACGTAATTAGTAGGACTAGAAGTAGATATGGTTATATCTGTATACCCAAGAATAGTCTTTGCTGAATCAAGCCAACCTTCAACTCTAACAACGAATCCCCCGTTATCTAAAGCATTTGAACTTTTTGCCTGAACCATAAATCCAGAAGTTTCAATATAATTAACCGCATTAACGCCATATAACATGGCGTATTGCGGAGTACCTGTTACTTGTCCAGACACATTAGAAATATTAGCATCTACATATTCTTCTCGTGTTTGCATGGTTAATTTACGATTATTAGTAAAGTCATATAACCTAGTAGGTTTATCAAAATTACTAGGCATATAATACTTCTCTTGTCCAATAACTGAACTAAAAGGAGTCATTGGTGTTTGAAGTTCTTGCCAATAATCATATTCATTAAAAGCAATAGTCGCACCCATATTGACCCAAAGTTGACATTTAGACACAAATGTAACATCTTGATCTCTCTGAACCAATACTGCAACCTCTGTGTAAATATCTCCGAAGGTATACAAATTATTCCTTTTCTTCGTTCTTCATACGTTTTTGGGGTTTACAAGAAAATGAATGAATACAAATAGTAATTTCTTTGGCATCTTTGCTATCAACATCGAAACCAATTTTACCTTTAATCATTTCTCCAACATCATATTTGCCCAAGTCGTCATCCATAGAATCTGGAATGATAGCCTTATCTTTTTCATAAGTTCTAAGATTCATATTCTTCTCCCTGCCTTGGCATTCGTTAAATCATGGAATACTACTGTATGATGACCTTCCTTTGATTCATTATGAGTTTCTGATTTCTCAATCTCTGCTGAAAAATTAGCCTCACCCTTTTCGCCACGTTTTAAATTCTTCAAAAATGGATATTTTGCTAAAGATAAAGTCATATAAACTTTTTTCTCTCCATCTTCTTCATAATCCATCATAGATGGACTAGCTGGACTATCGTAACTCATTTTATACCCCTCCTACGTGCACAAGTTGACCGGATAAATTTAAATAAGGCATTCCTAGAACATATCCATGAGAAATTGCTACTGCATCACTAGCATACATTGGTAAATTTGAATAATTAGGACTCTCATTTCCTTGTCCAGATTCATAAGTAAGATTCTGTCCACTTACAGTAGTCTGTAACATTTCTTCCATTTGTTGGGTTGTGAGTGTGTCCCAATTCTTCTTAAACATAAACATACCACGTTGATAACGTGTTGTTGCATCTCTCTGGTATATTTCTTCACCAGAAATACCATCTAACATTTTCTGTCCTCTTAATAACTTACGTGGTAATCGGCTTGATCTTGCTCTGGTTCGTGCCATTTTTATTCACCTCCGCATAAAATAGTCCTAAAGTTAAACAGAACATAAATAAACTTACGGGTGCATGAAAAATATATACAGACAAGGAAGAAACTGATTGTGCCACCAGAGAGCTAAATGTAAGTACGACACCGCTTGTCTTACTAGATTTAATAAAAACCATGACCACACTAATGATACAAAAAATAATAATGGTAAAACCCACGTAGCCAAATTCATATATAGCCTCCACTAAATCATTATGAGCATGTTCATAGAAGTGTTCTATCTTTGATGGATCTGTTTTTGTTAATCCCCATATTTCATATTGACTATAAGGTGAATAAACAAAAAAATTACCAAGGCCAAAACCTGTGAATGGACTTCCTTGTATTACTGATTTATTTCCAGATAAGTCTGATGTTTCAATCTTCCCTTCAATTAACTGATGAATTGTTAATTTCCAGATACTAAATCTTTCTAAAATTTCTGCACTGCTTTTATGATTAAAACTCCACCAAGGAATAAGTAATAATAAAATTGCAAATAAAAATGTTCCTACTTTTTTAAATCCATATAAAAAATAACCATATATTAATGATCCTGCAATCAATCCAATCAATGCTGAATTACACTTTGCAAAAAATATAGGTATTACTGCAATAGGTATTAAGAACGGACTCCAGAAAGCATTAGCACAAGAATAAATCCCCAATTGATTATGACTACCCATGAAACTAACTACATCTTCCTTTCCACCACCAATCTGAACAAATATAGGATCAATGCCGAAAGACTGTAACACTGAATATGCTACACTTAAAATAGACATTCCTATTAAAGCTATATAAATCCATTTCAATTCTTTTAATTTAGATACAGCCAATGTAACTGCAATCGCTAAATAACCAATCAATAAACACATTTGAGTACGAGGTGAAGCAGATGCTACATAAATATAAGAGAAGGCTAAATAGGCAAGAAATAATGATATAAATTTATTGAATCTCCAAAACATTGAAGCATAACAAATAGCACCCATCATTTGAAGGGCAAGTAATTGCGGATACCAAACTATCGTGCCTTTGATAGTTATGATTGATGCGATAGGAACTAGGAATATTGCTAAGATTATTAAGTATTGCATTTTTCCTTTTGGGGGAGAGTTGCCTCTCCCCCATTAGTTTTAGCAAGCTGCATTACCATTACAGTTTGTAGTCGTTACCTTAACTCCACTTGTAAATCCAGTGCTTTCACGCCAATCCCCATAAGGGAATGATGTATAAACATTAGGATTCGATGTTAAGAGCGGAAACGATGCAAACTTTATAATGCCTTGCGTATTATTCGAAGCATCAACCCACAGATAATAATTAATCACTTGTCCTTGAGCAGAAACAGCAGTTAATACCACATAAGAAGCATTACCTGTTGCTTGATTACCAGTAAGTACAAGATTTGTAAGAGCACTTGTATTTCCTGAATAATCTTGCTTTCCAGATTGTAGAAAATTATTCTCTGAAGTAGATTGTGCCCATTCTCTTGGTTGCCTGCCATTTAGTGTTTGATCGGCAAAGGCATAGACCGAAACTAAAAGGAAACAAGCAAAAACTGAGAGTATTTTTCTCATTTCTTATCTCCTTTTCATTAGGGTCCATTAACCCCGAAAGACCCGATATAATGTGACCAACCACAACTGAAGCGCATCCGAGCCAGATGTTTCAGGTTGGTGCTGTCAAAGTCAGTACCTTTACGCAGACCTGACAAACGAACACGCCAGAAGAACTTAATCTTCAGTTCAGCCTTTTGAGCTAACAAAAACCAATACTCAGCATTAGTGAGATAATGGTTAACTGTAAACTCTAAGTCCTTGGACATAATTGTGTTACGTTCGTTATTGCCAGTATATGGTTTGTATTCTGACTTTAACAACTCTTCTGCCACAAACTGATTGTCAATTGCGACACCTAACAGTTTTGGCACTAACTTTTTATGCAATCCACGTTCATCTAAGAACTTACCGAAAGTCGTAATACCAGCCATTAAGCTAGTAACACTCAAGTCAGCAGCTGTAGATAACGTATTAGATTGTGTACCACCACCAATTAGAGGATGTGCCGTAGAAAATAGCGGAACACCATCAAAACCATTGGTTGTAAAACCATTGTTATAAATGCTTGCAGCAGTTACTTCAATGGTTTCTTCAGCAGAACCAGATAACGCTTCTGGAAGCTTACTGAATGTTTCTGGCGTATGAAGGTTATCTTCAATAGCCTCTTCGGTAATCTCATAACCTAAAGCATACGTCAAGTGAGTATACTTTACAGAGATACCAGGCATCGCACTGTCATAAACAGCTGGATTACCTTCTGGTTTTACAGGCATAGCCCCAAAACCAGTTTCATAACTGTCTTTCTCTGACTGCTTGGTGGAATCTTGAACATTAAACCAGGCATCATACTCTTCTGGCCAACGTTCAAGTCCATCTTGCCAACCTTCATTAAGGTTGGCATCCAAGAAGTCAACAATCTGACCCGTTGTAATTACTGCCATATACTTCCTCCTTAATTAGGTTAAACACCTGTACTTGGAACTGTACCAGTAGCAAAGCCATAGCCCATGCCAAATTCGACGATCCACAAAGCACCTGCTAATGTGATATCGTTATAAGCACCTGCTCCTGTACCTGTTCCCAAACCACCTGCCGCTAATTGATTCCACGGTCCAATAACTAAAAACGCTGGATAAGAACCATTACCATCACCACCATTGAACACATGACCAGAAACAGCTGTAGTCGTATTTCCTGCTGTAGCGACTAAAGCGGTTGACTTGCCAATGAATCCATTGTTAATAATAGTGTTAGTTCTAGCAACGAACTTAGTACCAGGTTTAGCAATTGCCACCATAGCATACCCTTGAGTAGATGCTGGCAAATACTTGCTTGTAACTGTACTATTCCAATGACCTACTGGATTTGGTGCATTTTGACCAGGAACTGGATTCGTCGGACCCGCATCAAATAATTCAACAACTGTACCAACTAAGTTGCTGTAATCAGTTGCTGTAGCTGGAGCGACAGAACCTGGAACAGAAGCGCTCGAACCAGTAATCATCTTAACAACGTCACCCACAAATACAGCTGTTCCATTGGCAGAACCAATAGGATACAATCTGTATTCAGTCGTCTGTGGATTGAACGGATAAAAACCTGTACGAAAATTATTAGTCATAATTTATTTAAACCTCCAATCCAATAAAACTTATTCCTCTACTGCATTATGAGTACCGTATCGTTCTTCTTTCACTTTTACGGAACCTTTAGCTTTTTTGTCAAATACTACTCTTCCCCCATCCATACGTCCTGGTTGAATAGCATTAACGTCTTTGATTTGGACTAAGGATTGATCTCCTTCTTCCACTAGGCGTTTTACGCCTGCCATTGCTTCATTTGCCTTACGGCGATCTTCTGCCTCTTTTTTGAGGAAGAGTTTCATTGGCATAAAGGCCAAGACCATTCTTCCGACCTTGTAAGATTTGTCGGGTTGCAATAAATTCTCTTTAATTCCCATCTTGAGCAAATGTCTTAATGGACATATCTGCCATCCACCTTTTTGTAATAATAAATTAGATGTCTTAACAGACATATTATCAGCATCATCCCTTAGAAAACGATAAGCATAGTTAGGATCTTTATGAGGAATGCGAAACATATCTGATCCAGGTTCATTATCAGATATTACTTCCATTGTATAATCATCACCAAATTCGTTAGATCCCTCTTCTGGTTTCTCAGAAACTTTAATTTGTCCTTCTTCTAATTCCTCTTCTGTTCTATTTTTAGCCATATATATCTCCATTTATCTGATATTCTATTTAGTAAAACGTCTCCTTTTAGCTTCTAATGCTTTAGCCAATGACTCTTGTTCAGTATATTTCCTACCAGTCTTAGGATTCTCAACTGTAGGCCAATAACGAAGTGCATTAGCTTGTTCAATCTCTGTTAACTCAATCTTCTTCTCACGCTGAGATGAACTTGAAGCATTATTCTTAGGAACGCCTAAATCATCAGATAAATCTTCTCTAGGATCATTCTTACCCATCAATTCCATTGCATCATCTAAAGCCTTACGAGGACCATCTGCGTCATACTGATACCCATTCGTCCATAACTTATTAGCCAATTTATATAAAGGATCGTTTGCTTTAAATTTTGGATCTTTTTCATCAAGCATCCATCCATAACCTTTTTTACGAACATATTCCAAAGATTCATTGCGAATTTTTTGTGCATTCTTTTTTGGCTCATCGCCTTGCAACTCAGCCTTTGCTTCTTCTTTAATGGCTTCACGTTGCATTTTCCAACCTTCAGATTGGGTCATTAAACCCTTCTGAACACGTATGGAAATAGCTTCATCAGTAAAAAATTTCTTTCCATTTACTACATATGTTTCGTTCTCAGAACCAGATGCCACTTCACGTCCTGAGTCACGTCTATCTTCAATCTCTTTTAAACGAGCACGAGCATCCTCTAAAGCTTGTTCAGCCTTTGCAGCACGTTCTTGCTGTTGTGCAGCACGATCACGCTCTGATTGAATCTGCTCTTCAATACGACCTCTATGATGAGATTTCAAATCTTTAAATTCTTTTTCTTCATCAGCTGTACGATCTTTCTTCTGACGTAACTCAATAATACGAGATTCCGTCGCTTTCAAATCTTCATCTTTCTCGATTAAATCTTCGGTATCTACTGACATTTGAATCTCCTCTGCCATTTAGGCGATTGCTTCATCCATAGCTCATAGAGTTGTATGAATTAAGCGGTTTATTTTTATTCTTCTACACTTTCAACTTTCTTCTTACCTAACAATACAGAATCTGAACTCTCTTCAATAACTTCATATCCTTTAGAAATCCATGAAGTCTGTTTATCTTTACGAACACAAACTGTATGTGAATATCCTTTACGTTCTTGTGACCCTT